CTGAAAATACTCGGCATTGCGCTCACGCCATGCTGCACCTCGTCCCAAATGGCAAGTGTAGCACGCTTTATTGGAAACGAGGCGCTCCGATATGTGGCCATATTGACATGGCACCCCGGTAAAGAACCGCTTGAGGCCGCGAGCTTGGGCCAACCCGCGTGATATCTTCTGAGGCATCATTCATTATACAACAAGCGACGTCCCGCGTCAACCTCCGGGCATCAAGAAGCGCCGTGGACCCGCTCATGTGCGGTGCGCGCCCTTTCGAAGGCCCCCCTGGTCATTGCGTACTTGCGCTGCAGGGTCCGATCGGGTTTCGTTCCCGCCTTTTGATGCGCGATGACGGCCTCGGCGTGTGGTCGATGAGCGGCATATGCCGCCTTGGTTGCCGCCAAGGAAATACCCTTATCCGGGTGCCCGGCTCGATGACTCGCCGGGTTCTGCCCCGGCCCGTAATCGTGCGTCACCCGGTCGCTGGTGCCACCCGAGGTCCCGCCGGGGTGAATGTGAATGTGGACGTGTCTACTCATTCCGAGGCTCCGGGGGCCGCTACGAACGGCTCGGGTGAGGGTGGGCTGGGCGTTTATCATGTTACGATGTTATCACAGACAAACGCCGCTGTCAATCCTCGGTTGTGGAACTCACCCCCACAACCGAGGCGCGTATAAAGGCAAATGTCCTACAACCCGTCGAAATACCCGACCGTTTCTGGATAGACAGCTTCCACGACGCCCAGTCTGCAGAACATTGTGAACTTATGAAATATACCGTCATATTGGACGGGTGTCCGTTGCAGCAGGGTCATTGGGAACCGGATTTTGTCGGACTGCTTGGTGTACACCACCATCCGGTCGTGTCCCGCCGCAACGCCGACGGTGCCGCCGACACCCGTGCCGATGCACCATTTGCTTGGCAGGATTTCGAGCTTGCCGCCGACACCGGCTTGCGCGAGCAGGTTGTTGTTCATCAAGTACTTGAGGATAGACTCCGAACCTGCAGTCGTCACTGGCTGCGTCGAGATCGAGCCGTATTGCGGTGGCGGGATCAGGATGCGCGACGGCATGACGGCCCACGCCGCGTTGCCCCAGACGAGCGACAACGTGTAGTTGACGTCGTTGAGGATTTCGTTGGGCGTCTTCTGCGACCACAGCACGCCACCGGCACCCGCCGGGAGGTTGGTCACCTGCGACACCAGCGAGCAGTTCACCAGCCCGGTGTCGCCGGTCGTGGTGTCACCGTAATAAGCCTGCTCGTCAATGTCCATCTGGTGCTTGAGCTGGAGACCTTCCAACTTCTGCTGGTCGATCGGACGGCCCAGCTTGGCCGCGCTTTCCAGTTCCAGAATGGTGTATTTGACTTCGAGCGCCCACGGGCGAAGCGGATGCGGGATCTTTGCCAGATCAACCGAAATACCGGCGATCTGGGTCGTATCCACCCCGATCCACGCCTTGCCGCGACCGATCCCGGCCCCGCCCCCGGCACTGCCGGGAGAGCCGTAGGTCGTGGTAGTGAATGACGACACCTCGTCGGCGATCGTCACGTCGGGCCGCAGATCAATATCGCGCGACCAAGTGACGCTCGCCAGCGGCAAGTGCATCATCTGGTCGAGCCGCTCCAGTTCACCGACCAAGAATGCCCCGGTGCTGTCAGTGGTGCGGCCATCGTGGGTGCGGTATGCACGATCGAATACCACCCCTCGGTGGTTGCCCCGCTGATCGGCGGCATAGGGGCTTTGGTCGTAGGTCAACATTTGTCAGCCTCCTTAGGCGTCAGCGGTTATTAGGGGTTGCGGATGACGATTTCGCAGATACCGGCGCTGTCGGGCGGCCCATTGAAGTAGGCACCCGCCACCAGCAGCGTGTTGCCAGCCGCAGCAGCGGCCTCGGCCCCGCCCTGGACGTGCGGCGCGGCGGACGCGGCGGCCCAAATGTAGACCGGCGCACCGAGATTGGGCGAGCCATTGGTCGGGACCAGAATCGAGCCGGTCTGCAACACGTCGACGATGTTGCCGATATCGGGCGAGCCGCCGCCATAGCCGACCGTCGACAACGGCGTCACCGCCGAACCCGACTGGTGTGGATAAGGCCGCGCCACGAAACCAGCGAGCTGCACGGCGGTAGCCGAAGCATCGCCAGCCGCGACGCCGCGCACGTCATTCGCCGCGCCATTGAAGAAGCACGGGAAGCCGTACCCCATCACTGGAGCAGTGACGTCGTTTTTGTAGGGCAGGATCGATGCCGGGTGCGTACGAGTGACTTCACCCGCAGAACCCGCCCCCATGCGGTATGGAAAAGCAGTCATTCAGATGTCCTCCTTACGGGAGTGGGTTAGACTTTGACCCCCTGGTTGCGCCAGAAGCTGTCGATCTCTTTCTGCAGCTCGGCTGGCGTCTTGATCTTGCCAATAACGCCCGCCCCGCCGCCGGTACCATGATCGGCAGTGTAGGAACCGGGCGTGGCCGAGTTGTTGCGATCGCGACACGCCCCGCCAATGGCCCGGAAGAGGGTCCGTTGAGTCCCGCAATCCAGGGTGCGGCGGCGTTCATCATAGCGCGGCACGATGGCGTCGATCAGGGTCTTCAGCGACGGGTCTTTATACGCCGCATCGAGGGTGCGGCGGCGCAGGCCGATGATCGACTGGAGGGTCGTCTGTGGCTTCGCCTTGCGGTCGAAAGTCGGAGCGCGTAGCCCCGGTGCGATGATCTCGGACATGGCAAGAGTGTCATGAAACGAGTCTTCGAGGAAAGCTGAGTCGCGCGCCCTGCGCGCCCGATCAGTAGTACCCGGAGGCGCTTCCATTTCGAGATTTCCTTCGAGGTTGGTGTTGCTGCCCTCGCCTTCATCGCGAGTGTCCATGTTTTCATCGTCGTCGTCGTCATCCGGCGGCGGCATTTCTTCGTCATCCGGCGGCAATTCCTCTTCCTCGTCATCGCGTCCGCCCCGCGTCCGGGCGTCGCCGCCACCCCGGCATTCCTGCATGCGACGCCGGGTATCTTCACTACCCTCCTCTTCGAGGCAGTTCATCACTTCTTCCAGCATCGCCTTCATCTCTTCGTGATCGCGCTCCATCGCTTCGAGCCGATCGGCAATTTGCGCCTGCGGGTCGCCTTCGCCGCCCGTGTCATCGGGCGGCGGGTCGCCCACGGCAGCCGGGTCGCCCTCCTCGTCATCATCGCCCAACCCACTGGGCGACGTCGGCATCGGCATATCATCGCGATCGTCATGCCGGTGCAAGTGCAGATGGATAGCGTCATCGGTGTCTTCCGGCGCACCACCAGACTCCGCTGGCAAGTCGGTAGCACCGAGATCCCCCGGATCTTCACCGCCACCAAGACCTTGAGCCTCGGCCTCCTTCTCGATCGTCTCAAGCTCCGCCGCATCCCGCGCTTTGAAGGCGCGACGCATTGCATCCTTGAAGGTCATCCGTCTCGCCATCCTACTTTCTCCTTTTCGCGGAGCGCACGAATCGTGGGTCGAACCGCAAGCTGAATCGTGGATTGCACAGCGGCCCCCGCAACGTGCCGAGTCCACCAGAGCCACATGATTGCCCAGAATGTTGTATTGTCGGGCCTCACCCGGCCCGATTCCTTCGTAATCCGCATTATAGCCGCATGACACCTGGACCTTGCCATCCATCACGCTGTCAATGGCGCGGCTATCCTTGATGATGAGATCGGCCAGCATCAAGTCGCTCTCGATGCCCACGCCGCGCTTCACATTGATCACGACGCCGCACGACAGCTCTTGATAATTATCCGGCCCGACATCGTCATCCGGGTGGTCATCGACCACGTCCTTGCCTTCGAATGAGGCCATGGTCTCCGGGCGGAACACGTCTTCCGGAAAGCGCTCGACTTTAATGTAACCATTGCCACCGGTCTTGATCTTCCCGGCAGCAATCAGCTCATCGAAGGGCGGCTCGCGCTCCGAGTAGGTCTGGAGACCAGACCGGGCAATTGGCACCGCGTAGCAGATAAGGTACCCCTCTGGGGTCTTACCGCGACGCGGGCCAAGCTTTGCTGTGGTGTAGAAGCGCAAGTCAAGCAGGCTCGCCTTCGGGTTCGCCCTCTTCCGGCTCGCCTTCTTCCTCTTCCGCCTCACCCGGCTCTTGTTGCGGCGGGTCGGGCGTCAAGAACAGGTCGAGCTGGTCGAAGTCCGGGTCACCTATTTTTGGATTTGACATCAATCTCTCCCCCGCGCTGGTGCCGAACGGGCCGCGTGACCGCCACGCTTCCCGACGGCAAATGTCGTCCCACCGTCATCCTCGGGTGGCTTGTAGACCAGACTGGGATTAGCAGCGGCCCATGCCGACCAGCCATTGAGCAGAGAATGACTGACACCGAAGCGGGCGTCGAGCGGACGGGTCGCGCCGTTATTAGTCGCCAGCCACGTCAGGAAGTCCGGGAAATTGCCGCGCCAGACATCCGGCACGAACACCGCCGGGTCAGTGAACTGCGCCCACTGCGGTGACATCACTGCCCCGGTGTCCGCCGCTACCGGCGGTAACTGACCGATGATCGCCGGTAGCGATTCGGCGGCCCCGGTCTCATCGACGCACCAGCCGATCAGCGAGCTGTCGAACAAGCGCGCCCAATCAGTACCGTTGGCCGCGTAATCAATCGAAATGATAACGCTACCAGGACCGGCGGCTACGACTTGCATTGCTATCTCCTGTTGAATTTCATCGAACGCGGCGGGCCGAGATGTAGCCCTTAACATTTGCATTAGCCGAACCCACCGCCGCCACCAGATAAAGCGTCATCGGATTGGTAGAGTTCGAGCGGCACTGCCCAGTAATCAAAACCTGTCGCTGACCAGCGGCGAGTGGTGAATAAATCAGGTTCATCACCCCCGTGCCAACAATCAGGTCATCCTGTGTCGGCAATGTATCGAGTGTCGTCGAAATGCTGGCGGCAAGCTGACTTGGGGCAACGGCCCCGGCTTGAGTTCCAGGAAGATCCTCTAACACAATACCGGAAATCGTAAAGTCGCACGCCCCCCAAATCTCCCAACATCCTACAGGCAACGATATGTTGCAAATGGTGATTGGAACATTAGCCGTCGGTGTGACGCCGTCAATGTTGTAGACGTTTAGGTATTCGCCAATTTCCCCCGGCTGCGCATCGGACCCGTCAGTCACACCCAGGAACCGAGACGTATTCGGCACCAGCAGTAGGTTGTCCACTCCTATCGTGGCAAGGTTCCCGGCATCGGAACTGACTGCGGTTGGCCCAGGAACCCCCTGCGGGCCGGTGTCGCCCGTCAGGCCAGTCACACCCCGCTGGCCCTGAGGACCCATGGCCCCTACCGGACCAACCGGCCCCGTAGCTCCGACGTCGCCCTGCGGACCGACGTCGCCCTGCGGACCGGCATCGCCTTGCGGACCAACATCGCCTTGCGGACCATTCGCACCAGTTGGGCCGATATCCCCGGTAGCTCCTTGGGGACCAATTGGACCAACATCACCAGTATCGCCCTGCGGCCCGGTGGCCCCAGTCAGTCCTACTAGCCCTTGGTCGCCTTGTGGGCCGACTGGGCCAGTAGCCCCAGCATCGCCTTGCGGCCCCGTGGCCCCCGTTAAACCAGTATCACCCGGTGGACCAACCGAACCCGTCGCCCCAGTATCACCGGTAGGCCCTGGATCGCCTTGCGGCCCTGGATCGCCTTGCGGCCCCGGATCACCCGGTAAACCGGGTCCGCCTTGCGGGCCAACGGTTCCAGCATCGCCTTGCGGCCCTGGATCGCCTTGCGGCCCTGGATCGCCTTGCGGCCCAGCTTCCCCCGGTGGCCCCTGTGGCCCCGTTTCACCCTGCGCCCCCGGCGGACCCGGCGGACCAGCGACGACAGTAGTGTAACTGATTTCAAAGACGTCCTTTGGCTCCCACGCCACGCTCTGCTGAGTATCCGGATAGGCGATGAAATAATCGCCAGCGACGGGTACATTACGTGAAAAGAAGTCCGGCGTGACTTCGATCGTCAGCGGAGTTCCACTGTCATCGACGACGACATACGGCGGATCTTCACTGACTTCCAAGATCGGTGCCGCCTCGACCAGCCGATAAGTTTGGTAAAACATCGGCAGGCCCAGATCGGGCCTCGGATCAGGATCCGGCAAAATCGCGTCAGGCGGCGGTGTAAAGGTCACAGGCTTAGCCCCCTCTAAATGGCCGTCCGTGACACGGAGAGGGCCGTCCGTGGCCATTAAGCCAGTTATGAGCTATGATTGTAGCTTGATCCCTCCCAGCGCAACGAAAAAGGCCCGGAGCGGCCTGGGGATTTACAGCCGCTCCGGAAAGGCGTGGGGGGAGGATTAAACTTTGGGTGCCGGTGTTGGCGGCAGCGTGTTATCAATTTCGTCGACCGGCGGCACCGTGGTCGGCGGTAACGGCATACCCGGCTTGAGACTGGTGTCGATCACCGTCCAGCGGTAACCAATACCCACGATCCAAACGAGACACAGTAGCTCGGTTGCCCCCAGTGCGGGCGGTAACGGCGGCCACACTGCACCCGGCGGTAACGGTAACTCGTTATCCGGTCCCGGTAAATAAATCGGAAATGATGGATGGACCGGCGCAATCGGCAGGCTGTTATCGGGACGCACCGGGCGCGGCGGCATCGGCCAGCGATTGGGCGGCGACGGCAGACCATGATCGGGACGCACCGGATAAGTCGGGCGGCCATAACCGGGATCAACCGGCGGGCGATTACCAAAACCGGGATCAACCGGGTGCCAGCCAGGGCGGCCATAGCCGGGATCAACCGGCGGCATTGGCATTCCAAAGCCGGGATCGATCGGACCGACTACTTCGGGCGGCTCGATCCCAGGATGTTCGTTGCCAAAACCAGGGTCGACTGGGCCTTGGGTCTCGCGCACATGAATGGGCGAGCGACTAACTGCGACATATGCCATCCGTTTTACCTTTCATAGGAGGAGAGTAAGCTCGTCACCCCTGAGTTTCTTAATCCGGAATCACTGGCTCAGCGAAGCAGCGGCAATTCGGGCCACCTCCCGGATGATAACGCATTTCCTGTTGCCCCGGTTCCGATGCGACCGGAGGCTCTATCCACTTGTGGAAGCTGCCATTGAGCGCACGGTGACGTGGCCGCACGGCACGATCTTCCACAGTATGCCAGATGTAGCCCTCGCTGCCGACATGACGGGCGCGGGCCTCCATCAACTCCCCTGCGACACGGGCGGTCTCGGTGCGGGCGATGAGGTTCGCCCGGCCCACCGTCATATCACCCGCATCCAAAATCTGAGCTGTCAAACCCACGGCCTTGGCCGGATCGCTTACCGCAATGTTACGGGTCCCAGTATACAGGTTCGAGATGACAGTCTCGTGAACCCTCTGTGCGGCGTGCAACGGCAGTGAAGTGATGAGGCTGACTTGCCGTTCCAGTGATGCTTGCATAAGCTGCCCAGTGGGCGCAGTTTCAATCTCTCGGCGCAATGCCCGGCTAATCAGTCGCGACACCTTGGCCCAGGCTGCGGCGTCGCGCCGCGACACATCGGCCAGCATGCGGCGGGCAGTAGCCGTGGCCCACGGCTTCAATATTTCGGCGTAGGACCGGAGCTGCTGCGTGGCTACCCAAGCCTCGTGCTGGGAAGGAGGCACGCCCTGCTTGAAAAAGCCACGCAGCAGCATCTGGACCTGCCGGGCGACAGCCCGTAGCTTGGCGCTGTATTCCGCCTCGGCATTCCGGACCTTCGCAAAATGCGACTTCTGCGCCCGCGTCTCACGCTTCAGATTGGCAACGTCATCATGCGTTAAAAACATATTTAACCTGCTAAACGGGCATTTGACAACAGAAGCCGGGCGTGATACAATACAGGGTTCATAGAGGAGAACCACATGAGCACCACTACCCCGGAAGAGTTTATGCGTGCTCGGCAGGCGCAGATCGATGCTATTTCCCTGACCCGCATCGACCAAATCCCGGAGCTGCCATGGGGCGGCAATTTCTGGGTCGACAACCCGCTATTCAAAAAGTGCGACGCTTTCGTCCGCACCCTACCCACCCGCGAGGAACGGATACAGGCCGAAATCCTGGTATCCTGGCACGGCATGGGCGAGGAAATGGAGGACGACGGCTCCGATCCTCTCGACTACCTCGACGACTAGGCTCGGAGCGCGCGCCGCCACCCAGCGGCGCGCATCGCCCGATCCATTACCAAGTGTAAGTGACGGCGGCCCGCCACGCGGTAGGGCCGCCGCTCATCGCCCCCTGGCTCATTCTGTGGGGGCGGCGGAGGTTGATCCGGCGGCCCGTTGGGCGGCCCGGAAGGCCCCCCGCCGCCCTCTCCCCCAGCTTTAACCCCTGGAAATAACCCTCCACCCCCCGGTGGCGGCTGCTCCTGTCCTGCGCCCGGCGGACCCTCCGCCCCCGGTGGCCCTTCCATGCCCGGCGGCATCCCCGGCATGCCGGGCGGCGGTTCGTTCTCGGCCTCTTCGATTTCCTTGGCAGTAATGTTCGACCAGATGCCGGTATCGCGCCCCGACTGCTTCAACTCACGCAGTGCCATGCCCTTGGTGACGAGACCTTCGGAGAAGGCCTGAGAGACCGACGCGGTAACGGTACTGGCAACCGTCGCCTTCTGATCCTCGGTCAACTGCCAGAGCGGCTGGAAAGCGAACTGGAAGTCCTTACCTAAGTCAATCTTGGCCGACCGCGCCATGATCCGGTAAAGCTTGTCGATGAACACCCGCAAATCGCGCTCCTGGCGTTGCTTGATGCCATCGTAATAAGTCCGCAAGTCGCTCTCACCAGTGGCCGAGAACCCGGCGGGTGACATTCCAAACAACCGGACCAACGGGATCTGGAGCGCCCCCGCGATTTGCTGCCCAAACTGCATCAGCGCATCCGAGATGCCGGTAAACGACGTCTGCTGCTGACCTTGGAAATCATCTTCGGCGTCCAGCATCGTCATACCTTCGATGCCCTGGAAGCGCCGCATGAACTCGACGTAGGCAATTAACTGGGCGAAAATCTCCGGGTCGCCCGCCACGATCTTGCGCAGGTCCTTGACGCGGTAGGTCCGGATGTACGACTTGTAAACCAGTTGGGCCGCACCCTGAGTGGCACTGTCGAACGCCACCATGCGATCGTACAGCCGCTCCAGGATGCTAATACCCCAGAGGTTCTCCATTAAGCGCTGGGTGTAAGGCAGGCGCACCCCGTCGAGCCGCAGGCATCTGGTGTAATGAACGCGCTGACCATGCAGCCCCGGTGCATTGGTCGAAATCTGGTAGGACACCGGCAGGCCGAGATGCGGCCCGATTTCATTAACGACGTTGAGATTCGGCTCGACCATCCAGCGATCGAGTACCATCAACCCCCGGAATTGATTCGGGCCGATCCGGTCGACCCGCAGCGGCGTGTCCATCTTGGCCCCGTCGATCAGGATGACGGCGATTGCCCCGCCATACAGCCGCGACCAACGCACCGTGTCGTTGATGCTGGGCCACACCTCGCGCCGCACCGAGATTTCGTTAATCCGGTCGATGTCCTCCGGGTCCATGTCGGAGGTAATTTCGACCCCGGCACGGGTCATGTCGTCGCCAACCGCGTCGACCGCTATTCCCGCCA